TATCAAGAGTAGATTCTCCATCCACAATTGCATGAATCTGAAATGCAGCACCATATAACTCACCACGAGTGTCATCAAATACTTGTCCTAAAAATTGTTCTTCTATACCATTAGCAACCATTTGTACTACTATACATGGGTACTGTGCTTCTTCAGGTTCTGGAAATTGACCAAATACCTTAACTGAACCATTACTCCATGCTGTTGCGTCTACTGGGTCTATCCCAGTTTTATATGTACCTGTACGTAAATTATCTATAATAGTACGTTCTATGTAATTCAAGTGGTCAGGTGCCATTAGTCGTATGCCCTCCTTCTTGAATCACGTGCACCAGTAACTCGTACACAGTTAAAAA